CAACCGGTGGCGACTACCTCTCCATCGAGCTCGCCATCCAAGGGGGTCAGTACAACAACCGGCGCGTGTTCGGGATGGTTTGCAATCCCTTCGATGAGAACAACAGCGAGGCGTGGCGCCAGATGGGCATCGGAGCCATCACTCGCATTCTTGAGAGCAAGGGCGTCTTCAACTACGAAGACCCTGCCTCGTACGAGCAGTTCAACAGCGGTGATTTCAACCAAATCATCGAGGCGCTCAACGGCGCTGAGGTGGTCATCAAGGTCGGAATCGACAAGGGTAAAGACGGTCGCGCAGACCGTAACTCCATCAGCGACTGGGGTTCACCCAACCCGAGCAGCAACGGGTACAAGCTCTGGAGCCAAGCGCATGAGAGTGCGCCTGAGGCGAAAGCACCGGTGCCAGCAGCGAAGACCGCCGCACCTGCGGCGACGGCTGGCAAGAAACCTGCTTGGTTGAAGTAGCTAGTTTGTTTGGGGTTGTGGGGGCGGGGCAATAATGGTTGTCTCGCCCCCCTTTTTTGGGCTAAAACCAGCGGCAAATCTTAGCCGCATGGTGTGCAGGGAGATCCTGCAACGACGCTTTTTCATTTTTGCGTCAGTGAAACAAAGGCACTTATGATTTTACGACCAAGGCAGGCGCAGTTCGTTGACGCCTGCATCGACGCACTCGGCAAGTGCGGCAACACTTTAGGGATTGCGCCAACAGGCGCAGGTAAGACGGTCATGGGCAGCGCAATCCTTGCGCCGTTCGTGAAGAAAGCACCGGTACTCGTCATTCAACACCGCGACGAGCTTGTCACTCAAAACAAGGAGACCTTCAAGCGGTACAACGTCGGCGCGAAGGTGGACGTATTCAACGCGGAACGCAAGGCGTGGTCGCCAGGGGCGACCTTCGCCATGGTACAGACGCTGTGCAGGCCAGCGAACTTGGCAACGATGCCGAGTGGGATGTCGGCGCTGTTCTGTGATGAGTGCCATCACATACGGGCCGACACCTACATGAACATTGTGCAGGCGTTCCGCGAACGCTCGCCAGATGGGGTCATTCTCGGGCTTACCGCGACCCCCGAGCGCGGTGACAAGCAGGCGCTCACGGCGGTGTTCAACAACGTCGCCGACAAAATCACCGTGGGCGAGCTCATCGCTGCGGGAAACCTCGTTCCGCCGCGTGCGTTCCGCATGGACATCGGTCTCAACGACCAGCTCCAGAGCGTGCAGAAGACCGGTGCAGAGTTTGACATGGGTGAGGTCGAAGCCATCATGGACAAGCGAGCGGTTCACTCGGAGATTCTGCGGCATTGGCGCGAGAAGGCGGCCGACCGCTCGACCGTGGTGTTCTGCTCGACGATCCAACACGCCCAGCACTTGGCTGAGGCGTTCCGCGAAGAAGGCATCTCGGCGGAGGCGGTACACTCCGAGATGTCGGACGACGACAACGCGACGGTTCTGAGGCGCTTCGACCAAGGCAAAATCAAGGTGCTGCTCAACGTGATGAAGTTGACGGAAGGCTGGGACTGCCAGCGTGTAGGGTGCGTTGTGCTGGTGCGCCCGTGCAGTCAGAAGTCGACCATGATTCAGATGATTGGGCGAGGGCTGAGACCGTGCATCGACGCCAAACGCTACCCTGGGGTGATTAAGAGCGACTGCATCATCTTGGACTTTGGCGCCTCACTGCTCACGCACGGCGACATCGACGCAGGAGACCGCCTGTTCGTGCGCCAGAGCGAGACCGGTGAAGCACCGATGAAGAAGTGCCCAGAATGCGGTATTCAGGTGCCGGCTGCGGTCAGCAGCTGCCCCGTGTGCGGCTACGTGTTTCCGGTTAGGGTCAACGGCATCGAGACAATCGAGTCCTTCGAGATGTCGGAGATGCAAATCATCGAGATGTCGCCGTTCCGGTGGGAGTCGATGTACGGGGACGCCGTGCGCATGGCGAACGCGCTCACTGCGTGGGGCGCGGTCATCAGGCTTGGTGAGGTGTACAACGCCATTGGCGGCGTCACCGGAGGCGCGGTCACCATCATCACGCGCACCAACTCCAAGGAACTTGCGCTTGCTCAGGCTGACGATTTCCTTCGCAGCAATGGGGATAGAACGAACTCCCGAAAGACACGCAGTTGGATTAAGCTGCCACCAACGGACTCGCAACTGAAGCATATGGCTGATGTTCCGATGTTTGGGATGTCGCGCTACCGCGCAAGCTGCGTGCTCACGTGGAAGTTCAACGAGGCACGCATAAAAAAAGCGATTCTTGGCTAAAGGACTATGGAAAACCAACCGAAAGACAACGTATGTACAGCAAACTGTGGCGGGAGGTCATACTCCCCGAGCTCATCGACAACACGCTCCGTGGATCATCCGGAGCACTACAACCAGCACCCGTCTGGCACCGAGTGCATCCAGGTCGCCGAGCACTTCAATTTCAACTTGGGAAACGTCATCAAGTATGTGTGGCGAGCAGGTCTCAAGTACGAAACGCAGCGGGAAGACTTGGAGAAGGCCGCTTGGTATCTTCGCCGAGAGATTGCTCGCATCACAACCAAAACAAAATGAACAACATAACACACGAAACCGTTGAGCTTCTGGCTCTGACGGAGACACTGCTTCAATCGCACCCAAACCGGCGTGCGTTCGAGGCGACATTCAAGCGTATCGAGGCCGAAATCATGCGCCTCAGAAAGGAGAGCAAATGAGCGGTCTGCCAAGTTGGTACGATGGTTGGCTCACCAACGACGAGAGCGAAGCCGAGAAACAATGCCGTTGCGGCAATGTCATGGAGTGGAGCGTGCGTAGCGAGATGTGGTTCTGCCCTGACTGCGACAATGTGCCAAACGAGGAGGAGGCGAAATGAGCGGAAGAACAGCCTGCTGTGGGACGTGCGGAGCATTCCATGAACCGCATTGCCCGACAACAATCCCCGTCAATGTTTATCCTCCAGTGCATGGGTTTATTCAGTTGCCGATTGATTGGGAGAGAGTGCGTATCGATGCCGCGATTGCGGCGATGCAGGGGATGCTTGCGTGCGGTGGATGGGATTCAGAGCGGTTGGCAAACGTGGCGGTGCAATACGCCGATGCACTCCTCGCCGAACTGAAGAAGGAGGAGACGAAATGAGCAGCGACCAAATAGAACAGGTCATCGGGCCGATACCGACCCTCGTTCAGAAGCAGACAGGCTCACCTATAGTGGTGCTGCTGGTACGCGATGAAGCAGGGGAGAACCACATTGTCGCCAACGGCAAAGAGTGGCGGTCATTCCTGATGTCGGCGGCAGGGAAAGTGATGGACGGGCTAATCAGCGAGAAGGAGGTGCAACCATGACCAACGATCAAATCAACGCCGCGATTGCACAGGCGTGTGGGTGGATGGACATTGAAGAATGCACCTGTGGATTCAAACCCAGAGGTAACCCGCCTTGGTATTCCGCGCACAAAAAGCACATCCCAAACTACTGCAACGATCTGAACGCCATGCACGAAGCGGAGAATGTGCTGACGGAAGACCAGTTCAAATGGTACACGCATTGGCTTGAGAAGCTGATGCCGAATACAAGGTATTGGTCTTTACTGTGTGCGCCAGCCAGCCGCCGCGCAGAGGCGTTCTTGAGGGCAATTGGCAAATGGGAGGAGGTGCAACCGTGAGCCCCGAGAAGCAGCGCATCGCCATTGCAGAGGTATGTGGGTGGAGCAAAGCGGACGCCAAGCGCGGATACACTCTGTCGCAGTTCACCGAGCAAGTCCCCGACTACCTCAACGACCTCAACGCGATGCACGAAGCGGAGGACGAACTCAGTGGAAACCAATACATGGTTTACGCTACGATTTTGGATTCCGTAGAGGGGTCTTTATTTGGCATTCGCGCCACCGCACGGCAACGAGCAGAGGCGTTTCTGCGGACGCTGGGAAAATGGGAGGAGGTGGCGGAATGAGCGAGCAGGAAATCAACGAAGCCATCGCTGAAGCGTGTGGAAGGGAGAGGAACCCAGACGGTGGTTGGTACCCCGACAACGGATTACGAGTCGGCACGCAGGCCATTCCAGATTATTGCGGCGACCTCAACGCTATGCACGAGGCGGAGAAGGTAATAAATCAACAGTGCAAGCATGGTAATTATTGGTTCTTCGTGAGACAGATATGCGACTTTCCAGATGCGGAATCCGATTGGGATAGATTTGAGTTTTTCTCTGCGATACACGCCACCGCACGGCAACGGGCCGAGGCGTTTCTGAGGGCACTGGGCAAGTGGGAACCAGTAGTAAAGGAATGCTTTACAACTGAAGCAGACCATTTGCGTGACGGCACGAAAATGGTCGGGGAGGTGCAGCCGTGAGCGCGTTGAAAGACTGGCTCGAAGACCACGGGGCTTGCGAGGACGGCGCGAAGTGGGCACTGGCTACGGGCTGCGAGAGCATTGAAGAGGTCTGGCTCCGCGATGACTTGAAACCGGAATGGCGCATTTGGGTCGCAACTCGCAAAAGCATGGTGGCTGACCGTATCTTGCGTAAGTTCGCTTGCGCTTGCGTCCGGCAAGTCTGGCATCTGCTCACTGACGAGCGCAGCCGAAATGTGGTTGAGGTTGCGGAGAGGTTTGCGGATGGAAATGCAACCAAGGAGGAGTTGGATAAAGCTAGTGCCGCAGCTAGTTACACAACTTGTGACGCAACTTGGGCAGCTTGGGCAGCAGCTGGTGACGCAGCTGGTGACGCAGCTTGGGACGCAGCTTGGAACTCAGCTTGTTGCGCAGCTAGGGACACAATTTGGCACGCAGCCAGAGAAGCACAAGCGAAGATTCTGCTGGAACTTCTGCCTAGATTGGAGGTGCAACCGTGAGCGAGGTTTGGACACACCTTGTCCGTCCTCCGTCGGGTTGTACCGCAGCAACTCCACCTCCCCACACGCGGGTGGTGGACGTGAGCGACTTATGCAAATCGTGCGGCGTATCGTGGCGCGATCACCCAAGCGTTGCGTTTACCTGCCGGTCTTTGAGCGAGGCCGCTGAAGAGCGAGACGAGTACAAGGCTCGTCTTGAAACTGCATCTGACACCATCAAACGCCTCGAAGGCGAGCTCGCCGAATGGCGGCTGGCCAGCGGTGTTGAGGGGCCACTATTCTTGAAACATGAAACTGCTGGCAACCATCTTTGCGGCAATCGCGATCGCTGACACCGTGAAACTCTACCAACAAGAAGACAAAGCCTCTGTCACCGCGTATGTGGCCGTGTTGCTTTTGGCGATATTCGGAATCTTTTACGCACTCAAGAACGACCAAGATGAGCATCTTTAAGCCAGAGACAAAGAAGGTAATCGGGAACGAGCCGGCACAGGCTGCTATCGCAGCGGTGCTGGATGATGCCATTCTGAAGCGGCAGGCAAGCCAAGAGAAGCGGGACTACCTCGGGGCGTCTAGGTGGGGCGAGGCGTGCGAGAGACGCCTACGGTACGAGTACGAGCACACGCCAGAGGACGAAGGCTCGGGCTTCTCACCGGAGGTGCTGCGCATCTTTGACATGGGGCACGACGGCGAAGACCGCATGGCGAAGTATATCCGAGCCGCTGGGTTCGACCTCCTCACCGCGAAGAGCGACGGCAAACAGTTCGGCTTCCGAGCTGCGGACGGACGCCTCGGTGGACACATCGACGGCATTGTCGCCGGAGGCCCCATCATCACCGGTGTTGAGTACCCGCTATTGTGGGAGAACAAGGCGCTCAACGACAAAAGCTGGAACGATACCAAGAACAAAGGGGTAAAGGCGTCCAAGCCGGTGTACTACGCGCAGATGCAAATCTACTGCGCGTACCTCGACATACCCTCGGGCGGGATGTTCACGGCGCTGAACCGTGATACCGGTGAGGTGCTCGTTGAGCTTGTGCCATACGATGCCTTGGCCGCTCAAGAGGCGTCAGACCGCGCAGTGCGCGTTATTGACGCTCAGTCGCCCAAGGAACTCCCGCGTCTCGGGAACGACCGCACCGACTTTCGGTGCAAGTTCTGCTCGTTCAAATCAACCTGCTGGGAGGATGTTCCCGTGCAGGTAAGCCCCAAAGCAACCAAGCCGTTTTGGCTTAAGTAAGTTACTACCCCAAACAAAATGCAGCCACTGACAGATCGTCGCGGCTTGGTCGACCTACGCCAAGCCCAAGAGCACCTTCGCCTCATTTTCGGCGAGAGAGATTGGAAAGAGAACGAGTTCATATGCGTTCGCGGTATTGGAGAGAAAGGCACTGACCAAGAGGGAGTCTTCCGCGAGGACATCGTCGTGGAACCCGCCACGGAAGGCTTCACGCCTGTGTTGTCGGCCACCGAGCGGTGGGCGCAGTACAACGTGGCGACCTTCGTTGTCCCAGGCATCTTGAGCGACCGAAGGGCCACAAGCGCCAACGTGGCGCGGATGCGCTCGCTGGTCGCAGACCTCGATGCGGGGGACACTGATGCCAAGATGCGAGAGCTCACCGAGCAACTAGGTGAGCCGTCGCTGGTGGTGT